GCCTACTATGGCGCCTCTACCACCGCCGACCGTGCCACCGCTGCCACTCGTTCCGATGAGGCCACCCATGCCGAAACGGCGACGAGTGCGACAACGTCCGAGCACTCCAATGCAGCCGACACCGCCACCCGCGCGCAGAGTGCGCAAACAGCAGACCACGCCGCGACGGCTGCGACGGCCGACCGTGCCACCCATGCGACGGAAGCCGAAACGCTGCGCACGCCGAACTATTCCGACGGACTGACCACCGGCGCGGGGGCGCGCATCGACGCGATGGGCAACGCGGAATTTCAGAGCATGGCGGTGCGCGGCTTCTTTCGCGCGGCCGAATATCAGATCAACCGCATCGCATTGAGCGAGGGCGACGTTTTCCACACCGAGAACGGATTGGTGAAAAGTGCCGAACAACAGCCCGACGGCCGCTGGAAGGTGGTGCTGCAAGAGCGTTTTCAAGGTGACGTGACGGGCTTTCGGGCGGGCGACGTTCTGCGCGGGGCTTACAACAGCGTAGGAACCGCGGGCGGGGCGGCCGAAATTCGCACCTCGTGGCTGCGTGTTGAGGCCGTGGACGCCAAGGCGGGAACGCTCACCGCGAGCCTTTATGCCGACAATCAGACACCCGAAGGTCGCAACGCTCCGCCCGTGCCGCTGATGCGCCTGGCGCGGTGGGGCAACACGACCGACCCGGAGCGCCAGAGCCACATTGTGGAGAGTGCGACGGAGGGGCGTATCGTGCGCCGCGTGAAGGTCTCCGCTCCGATTATCGACGGCGCGCAGTCCGACGGCTTTGTGGTGGGCAAGTTGCCCGCGTGGTTGCGCGAGCATTTCGGTGCGGCCGTGGCCGGTGCGTCGGACTACGTGTTTGCGCGCGGCATCATCACGCAAAACATTCTCCGCTACACGCCCGCGGGTCGCCCGTTGGCCGAACGTGTCGACCGCGGTTTGTGGAATGCGTCGGCGCGCTACTTCTACGAAGAGCAGAACCCCGAAACGGGGGCTTTCGAGATTTCGCGCGTTTGGCACGACGGCGCGCTCTACGAATTGGCACGCGGCGGCAACGGCAACACCGCCCCCGCGGCGAACTCTACGCACTGGACGCTCATTCAAGCCAAGCCGAAGGACGGAAGCCCCGGCTATGATGGAAAGTCCGCCCCGCCGACGAACCCTAACTTGCTCAACTTCACCGCGAAGTGGAGAGACAAGGAGGGGAATATTCCTTACCAAACAGAAGAATCACGAAAAGACGGAGCGAATATCACCACACCCGACGGGGGTAAATACGGAACTAAGTGCTTCCGCGTGCAAGCCGACCCAAAAGCTGCGCCGGGAAATAATGGCATATACGCGTTTTATGTAGGAAAAGACCTAATCACCGGCACGCTCAAAGCGGGGCAATGGTACACGTACTCGTTCTATGTTCGCGGCAAGGGGTATCTGCGCAGCGCGTTCTACTTTCTATCGAACCCGGTGGTGGAGAGACGCACGTCTGTAAACGGACTTAGCCGCGACAATGCCGATTATCTGTATCAGCCTATTTCGGACGAATGGCGGCGCGTTGTGTGTACGTTTCGCGTAGAGTCGGGGCGTGTCTTTCCGTGGGTCTTCTCTTCACTTTCGGATTCGCAGAGCACGGACGATTGGCTGGAAATCTGTTGCGCCAAGCTCGAAGAAGGCGAAGATGCCACCCCGTGGTGCTTGTCCGAAGAGGACAAAACGGGAACCGACGGCCGCGACGGAGAAAGCTATCACACGAATCTGATTGAAAATAGTTCGTTTGCAAAAGACTTCGAAGGGTGGAATTTCGGATACGGAGGCCCAACGTTTGACAACTCCGCCCCAAGCCCGGTGCCGGGGACACGCGTTGTCAAATTTACTGGGGACGAAGTGGGAACAGTCCCTTACCATGAGGCAAGACAAAACGTGCGACAGAAGCTCCTACCTGATACGACCTACACCTACAGCGTTTGGGTGAAGACCTCCCAAACGATGAGAAACGCGCGCATCATCGTCTTCCCGGCACCGTTCATTGAACAACAAATCGACTACGAGCACGGCGGGGAATGGACACGCCACACGATAACGTTCACAACCGGAAGAAATCTCGAATCTGAGCAATATGTATATTTGCGTCTTTGCACTCAAACCGATCCGAACGCCACGGTATGGTTCGCCGCTCCTAAGCTCGAAATCGGCGACACCCCCACCGAGTGGACAACGTCGGAGAACGACCGAAAGGGCGCCCCCGGCAAGAGCAGCTACACGCACGTGGCGTATTCCAACAGTCCAAACGGCAATCCGTGTACACTCGACCCAAAAGGCGAAAAGTTCGCCTACCTCGGAACCTATACGGACGAAAATAAAAAAGCGTCAACAGACCCCGCACGCTACGTTTGGGCAAAGGTGCAGGGAGACAAAGGAGACAACGGCCGCGGCATTGAGCGCGTGGAAGCGTTCTACAGGCTCACGGAAAAGAACACCGCACCGAGCCTAAGCGAATCGGGATGGACGAACACGGCACCCCAACCGACAAAGGAGAAGCCGTGGCTTTGGCATTGCGAACTCACGAGATACACGGACGGTAGTACAACCGAAACCGTGGTGCGCCTGATAGGACACTACGGCAAAGACGGCACGAACGGCACGAGTATTCGGGCGCAATACAGCACCGACGCGCAGACGTGGCACGACGATTTCGCCGAGGGCGATGTGTGGATGCGTACGGGCAACGGCACGACGTGGGGCGGTGCGCTGCGTGTGGTGGGCGAATCGGGGACGGACGGCAAAAGCCCCGTTTACGATTTCGCCGCGTCCTCACAACTCGCCACCGCATCGGGTACGACCGCCCCGACTATTCGGGGAACGTGGCAAGACGCGCCCCCGACCCTCCGCGACGGCGAGGTGCTTTGGTATCGGCTCACCGCGGCGAACGGCAAAATCACCTACGGCCGTTTGAGCGGGAGCACAAGCTACATACACATGGCCTATGCCAACAGCGCCGACGGCGAGAAAGACTTCACCTTGGAAGAAGACCTCGGGCGCGGCGGTGAAATTGAGTTCTCGTACTTCGGCATTTACGCAGACTTCGACGCGGGCGCGAGCCAAGATTACCACGACTACGTGTGGACGCGTCTGCGCGGTGTAGACGGCAAAGATGGACTCGCACCGAATGCGAACTTGCTCGACGATACGGACTTCAAAAACTTGGGGCGCAAAGAGAGTGCATGGGGCGTCGGTACGGTTGGAGAAGAACCGATAGGCGGCCGCGCCAATGCTGATTTGTTTCCGCCGTCCGTGTCCGGCTGTTATCCTGCGCTTTGTGCCATCAATCCCGGCACGAAACAGGGCGAATTTGCGCAACTATGGCAAAACATCGGCCGCCTAATCCCCGGTCGCACCTATACTTTCTCCGTCTATGTGCGCGGTGCGTCTGATGCGTGGCTGATTGTCTACCCAACCCCCTCCGAACACTTTCATCCCAACACGGTGAAGCCCGACGAGTGGACGCGCGTCTCGCTCACGTTCACCGCACCGAAGACGAAGGCCACCGAAGACACGCTCATTATTTTGCGCGCGTGGCATCGTGAAGAGCAGCCGCACAAAGGCTTTGCCAAAAATGTGGTGTGGTGTGCGCCGAAACTCGAAGAGGGCGGAGTCCCTACGCCGTGGACTCCCTCACGCAACGACCTACGAGGCAACGACGGCACACCCGGCACGCGTGGGGCTGTTGTTCGCCCCTTGGGCGATTACGACAAATTGCCCACGTCCACGGTATTCGAAAGCGGACACACCGGCGAGCAATACGTGGATGTGGTACTGGTTCGACAAGGCGCGCAAGTGCAGTTCTACCAATGCAAGCAGCCGCACACGAAGTCGGCAGACAAAGCCCCCGCTGCAGACTCGGAGTGGTGGGAGCTCGGAATGTACCAAGGCTTCATCGCCACCGGCTTGTTTTTGGCCGAACTCTCCCTTATCAAGAATCTACAAGTCGAGAACGTCGTCGGCTGTGATGCGAATGGTAATACAACCTTTGAACTCGACTCCGCGACGGGAACGGCCTACATCGGGGGCACGGCAACCTTTGCGGGTTTCATCCGCCGGCGCCCCGTGGTGATAACCCCCGAGAATTGGAAAGAATACGGGGGACAAATGGGAAGAAACGGGGACGTTTTCTACTTAAACCCGTTTGCCGTCGGCACATACGTCATCTTTCGCGGCGATTTCGGCGCGCTGAGGCCTACAATCGACACGAGTAATGACCCCTTGGGCGAAGGCCGCGCAGAACTCACGGAGGATAACAGCCACCTAATGCGCTACTACGGCGCGCAATTTATGGTCTTCAACGACACCCCGACGCCGCTCTACATCGGCGACTTGAAGATCGACAAAACCCGCACCGCCGTCTTCACCATGTTAGGCCGTAACAGAGAGAACCCCCTGCTTTGGTGGAAAGGTGAAATCGTGAAGCCTTGGTGAAAACCCGAACGCCCGCGGTTCGCACTCCACTCGATTTATATAAACACACACAAAAACCAAACCTCTATGCAAGAGACCCTCATTCATTTTGCCGAACAGCATTTGTATCTTCACATCGTGCTCATCATTTTCTGCACCGCGGCAATACTGATCGCCATGGCGCTCGACCTCTTCTTCGGCATTCGCAAAGCCCACGAACGCGGGCAACCCACGACATCGCGGGGGCTGAAGATGACAAGCCGAAAGGCGGTGAAATACCTTGTCCCGTTTCTCGTGCTTTCGCTTATCGACATCATCGGCTCCCCGCTCTGCGCCGCGCCTTACTTCTCGATGGGCTGGGCGGCCTGGTGCGTGCTGTGCGAGTTTTGGAGCATTCGGGAGAAGGCCTGGGAGAAGGCCGAAATCGAAAAGCTCCACAACATCGTGCAAGCCACCATTTCGGAGCACGACCTTTCGAAGATGGCGAAGAAGTTTGCCGTCGCCGTCTTCGATGAGGCCAAAAACCGTGACATCGTCCCCGCGGAGAAAACATCGGCGGACGAGAATCAAGAACCCGAAAACGCAAAACAATGACCATGCGAAAATGCAAAACAATGACCATGAGCGACGTATCACACACCCAAAATCCCGAAAACGTGGACACGGGAGAACAAAAAACAACAGATCGGGAGCCGTCGGTTGCCAAAACCACAAGCACGGCCGTCGACCACCCCGCACACTACAACCACGGCGGCGCGGAATGTATCGACGTGGCGCGCGGAATGCCCTTTTGCCTGGGCAACGCGCTGAAATACGTTTGGCGCTGCGGACACAAACACGACGGCACGCTCGAAGGAGCGCGGCGCAAAGCCGTAGAAGACGCGCAAAAGGCCGTCTGGTATCTGAATGAGTTTATCAAAGACGCCGAAGCGGGCGCGATGGACGCGTTCCTCGAACTGTAAACGACGGCACAAGGGAGCGGGGCTCCCGCGCTTCTCAACATTCCCCTCAAACGAAACCTCTAAATTACACAGAAATGAGAATCCTCCTACAACGCCACGCCCTGAAGGCGGGCTACACCATCGGACGAATGGAAATCAACGGCCGATATTTTTGCGACACGCTCGAAGACACCGACCGCGGTTTGCGCGAAAGCATGACAGAAGACGAAATCGCCGCCCTCAAAGTGAAGGGCGCAACGGCGATTCCCACCGGCACGTATCGCATCGACATGCAAACCCGTTCGCCGCGTTTCGGGCGCGTTCTCCCGCGTCTTGTCAGCGTGAAGGGATACGCGGGCGTACTGATTCACAGCGGCAACACGGCCGACGACACCGAGGGCTGCATCTTGGTGGGCGAAAACCGCGAACGGGGCAAAGTGCTCAACAGCCGCGCCACGTTGGAACACCTGTTCGTCTTCCTCCGCGAAGCACAAGCCGAGGGCGAAGAAATAGAGCTCACCATCACCCGCGCCGGCGCCTCTTCGAACTAACGAGAAAAGCTCGGCAGTTCAACGCCCCGCGGGCAATTCTTTCCAATTTCGCGACGATTGGAAAGAATCGGACGCCAAAACGGGGAAAATCCCCGCAAATCGCGCCGAAAACGCTCCAAAGCTTTCCAACTATTTCCATTTTGGAAAGAATTGCCCGCGGGGCGTTCAATGTTCACCTCTTCAAATTCCACCTTCTCGATGAATTACAACCACCGAAAACCTCCTCCCGACCCCTGGGCGCTGTATGTCTTGGCGGCCCCCGGCGCGCCGTGCCTTGTAGACGGGGTGGGGATGCTGCCAGGCTGGCGCACC